AAGGACTATTTGCACGTCACTGGCTGGCGGAAGCATCAGAAAATCGAGAAGCCCACGTACAAACACCCGGCGTTTTCTGAGGATGATCGGCGAGCAGTCGTCGAGGCCTCACCCCCGGAAGGGAATGGAAGGGAAGGGAAGGGAAAGGAGAAAGAACAATCTTCGCTTCGCTCAGATTCGTCACCGCCGCTGGCGCTGACGGGCCCCACGCCGCCGGCGGCTGACGCCAAGGCGAAGACCAAGGCTCGGATCCAGCAGATCGCCGAGGACGCCCGGACCGCCTACAACGCCATCCTGGCCAAACCGCACGGCGAGCTGTCGGCCTGCACGGTGCTCAACAAGCCGCGGATCAAGGCGGTGGAGAAGGCGCTGCCGACGGTGCGCCAGCTGTGCCAGATGCTGTTTGGCAGCGAGCGCGTTACCCCGGAATTCTGGAAGTTGTACTTCGAGACGGCCGCCGATGACGACTTCCATGCTGGTCGCCAGCAGGGCGGCGTCGGCCATGAGAACTGGAAACCCGACTTCGAGTACCTGCTGCGCGAGGGCGTGATCGCCAAGCTGGCCGACAAGGCGCTGTCCGGGGTGGGCCAGTGAGCGCGCGCCGGCAGGAGCAGGACCAGCAGTGGGGGCGGCAGCTGCCCTACAGCCTCGACGCCGAGCAGGCGGTGCTGGGTGGCCTGATGCTGCGGCATCGCGCCTGGGACCAGGTGGCAGACCTGCTCGGCGCGGAGAGCTTCTTCCGTGCCGACCACCGGCTGATCTGGCAAGCCATGAGTGAGCTGCAGCCGACCGGCGTGGAGTTCGACCCGGTGGTGCTGGGTGACTGGCTGGAATCCCGCGGCAAGCTGGACCTGGTGCGCGACGGCGCCTACCTGATCGAGCTGAGCGTCACCACGCCGTCGGCGGCCAACATCGTGGGCTATGCCGAGATCGTGGCGGAGAAGGCCAAGCTGCGCGCCCTGATCGACGCCGGCCAGGACCTGATTGACGCCGCGCACAGCCCGGAAGGGCGCACTGCGCTGGACCTGGTGGGGCTTGCGCAGAGCCGTATCGGCGGGCTGCTGGATAACGAGCCCTGCGATCTGGAGCCGGTGGCACCGGTGATGGCGCGCGTGTTCGACCAGCTGTCGCAGGCGTCATCCAACGCCGGCGGCATCACCGGGCTGGCCACGAGCCTGGAGGAACTGGACGCGCTGCTCGACGGCTTGCAGGGCGGCCGCCTGTACGTGCTCGCCGCGCGGCCGAAGATGGGCAAGACCACCTTGGCGCAGAACATCGCCGAGCAGGTGGCGCTGCGCGCCGGCAAGGCCGTGGCCTTCTTCAGCTTCGAGATGAAGCCGGAGGAACTGGGCAAGCGGATGCTGTCCAACCTCGCCTGCGTCAGCGGCAACAAGCTGCGCAGCGGGGGCATGGACGAGGTCGACTGGCAGAACGTCACCCACTGGACGAAGAAGATCGGCGATGCCCGCCTGCGCATCAGCCGCCCGCGCATCGCCGAGGTGCAGCACGTGTGCGCGCAGGTGCGCCGGATGAAGGCGCAGGACCCGGACCTGCACCTGGTGGTGATCGACTACCTGCAGCTGATGCACGTGTCGGGCGACAACCGCGCCGCCGGCATTGGCGATATCACCCGCGCCCTGAAGCTGCTGGCCAGCGAGCTCGACCTGTCGGTGCTGCTGCTGAGCCAGCTGAACCGCGACGTGGAGAAGCGCCCCGGGGACAAGCGCCCGATCGTGGCCGACCTGCGCGACTCCGGCTCGATCGAGCAGGACGCAGACGCGGTGATCTTCATCTACCGCGACGAGATCTATCACAAGGACAGCCGGTACGAGGGCACGGCCGAGCTGATCGTGGCGATCCAGCGCGACGGCGCCCCCGGCATGGCCCGTGTGCAGTACGAGCCGGGCTACTTCCGGTTCTCGAACCTGCCCGAGTGGTGGCGCCCGAAGGACACCAGCGCCAGCGCGCCGTCGGCCGGCAAAGCACCCGTTCGCCGCGGCCTCGCCGCAGCCCTCAACGCCCCAGTGGGAGACTGACCATGCTCGGAACCTTCATCCTCCGCACCGGAGATGCCCGCGACCGAATGGCTGCGGCCTGGCAGTTCGCCTGCAGCTTCCTGGAGATCGGGCAGGACGTGCACGTCACCGTGAAGCAGTACAAGCCGACCCGCAGCCTGGAGCAGAACGCGATGCTCCACGCCATCTGCGGCGAGATCGCCCAGCAGAAGCAGTGGGCCGGCCGCCGCATCGATGCCGAGGGCTGGAAGCGGCTGCTGGTGGACGCATGGGCGCGCGAGAGCGACCGCCGGCAGGGCGACGTGGTGCCTTCGCTGGACGGCGCCAGCATCGTGAACCTGTCCATGCAGACCCGGCGCATGACCGTGGCCGACATGGCTGATCTGATCACCTTCGCCCAGTGGTGGGCCACCGACAACGACGTGAAGCTGCGGGACGTGGCGCCGCTGCGCGATCAGCGACTGGCTGATGAAGCGAGGGCCGCGGCATGAAGTACGTCGTCTGGGGATACGCGAATAGTTGGATCGTCAACGGGGTGGACGCAGCGGGCCAAGTGGTCTGGTCCTCGCACTGGATGTCCCGCAGGGGCGAAGCCGAAACGCTGGCCGGCATGCTTGGTTGGGATGCTGTGAAGGTGGCCGCATGAAGCGCGGCCGAAGCACCAGCACCCCTACGGTCTCCCAGCAGCAGCGCATGGACGCCATCAAGGACATCGGCTGCGTCATCGCGCAGGCGCTGGGCCTGGGCTTCGTGCCGTGTGAGGTCCACCACCTGACCGTGGGCGGCAAGCACGGCCAGAAGCGCCGCGGGCACGACTTCACGATCGGCCTCAATCCCTGGTCCCACCGCGGCGAGCCGTTCAACGGCATGAGCGCAGCCACCTGCGAGCAGCTGTTCGGTCCGTCCTACGCCAAGCAGCCGCGCCGCTTCCGGCAGGAGGTCGGCAACGACGACTACCTGCTGGACCTGCAGAACACCCTGATCGAAAAGCACATGAAGGAGGTCTGCCCATGGGCAGCATGACCCGTTTGACCCTGCCGTACCCGATCAGTGCCAACCGCTACTGGGCGACCCGCATCATCAAGGTGAAGGGCACCGCGAAGTATCGGGCGATGACCTATGTGACGCCGGAGGCCGAGCAGTACCGGCGCGAGGTCGGAGCCATTGCAGCGGCAGCAGGGCTCAGCAGCGCAACGCCGGGCAGGGTGCTTCTGCACGTCCAGCTGTACCCGAACCGGCCTCAAGACTGGGCCCGACGCGCTCGGAAGGAGCCGCATACCTGGGACGACAGCGTGATGTGCATCGACCTCGGCAACTGCGAGAAGGTGCTGTCCGACGCGCTGAACGGTATCGCTTGGGCCGACGACAAACAGCTGCGCCGCATCGTGCTGGAGCGCATGGAGCCGGACGACAAGGGCGCGCGGCTGGAAGTCGGGATTGAGCACCTGGCCCCGGCCCCTTCGATGTTCGGTGAAGCGGCCGCCTGAAACACCACGGCACGAGCGCAGCGGAGACGACCATGGGCAACGCCAAATCCCAGAAGCCGACCAGGCACGCAGCCCCGCACCGGCAGTTCCGGCGCGGCGCGGTGGCCGTGGCCGTCGTAGACCAAGGCCAGGTACTGGCGGTGGCCAGGGCCGTGCTGTCCCGCGTGCGCGACATTCGCAATGCGCAGGGGGAGGGCAGCTACGTGTTCGGCGATCCTGGGCAGGCCATCTTCGCCCTGCGCATTGGGTCGGCCGCCGGCGAGGGCATGTTGCGCGAGCACAGCGACTGGCTGTTTGGCCTGTACGGGGCAGACACCGCCGACGGGAAGCGCGTCACCTTCCCCTCGATCGATCAGGTGGCCGAGGACATCCGGGAGCACTACGGGTGGGAGCAGGCCCCCTCCATCCGCGAACCCGCGCAGCTGGAATTCTGGGCAGTGGCCTGATCGCCATTGATCGCATCGCTCAGGCTGGGATAACAGCATGCATGAGCGACCGCCAGACGCTGACCACCACCGAACTGCTGCGTGCAAGCATCGTCCGCCCCGATGGGTCGGTATCGGATGTGGACCGCAGCCCGTTGCCGTACTGGCGCAATCACCTCAACCCCACCCGGGGGGCATACCGGGACGACCAGCACGCAGGTGTCGACAACAGCGTGCAGCCGACACGAGGTGAGCCGCGTTGCGGCGGCCAGGGGCTTTGCCCCCCTGGTGACGTCCATGCCCTCGGGAATCGGCCACCGAGCCTCGCTGGAGGCCGGT